TTGCCTCGGTTCTTCGTGGCTGACGAATCCAGCCGGTGCAAGAACGACACGTCGCAGCGCTCGAAAGCCTGCCAGAAGCTCGCGGACCTGATCCGAGAGAAGCACGGCCTTGACGGCTATGTGATTGAGATGTCCGGCACGCCGTCGCCGAAGACGCCGTGCGACTGGTGGAGTCAGTGCGAGATCGCCTGGCCGGGCTTCTTGAAGGAGGGCAGCCGCCGCGCGATGGAAGAGCGGCTGGCTTTCATGGTCGAGCAGCAATTTGACGCCGGCAAGTTCAAGAAGCGGATCGGCTGGAAGGACGACGAAAGGAAATGCGCCCAGTGCGGAGAGACGTTTGAGGAGGGGCCACATGAATTGGATGGCGTGACGGACCCCGACGACTACCACAAGTTCGTCCGTAGCACGAACGAGGTCGCCTATCTCTACGAACGGCTCAAAGGACTGGTCATCGTCAAACACAAGAAGGACTGCCTGCAACTGCCCGAGAAGCGATACCGGAAGATCGTGTGTAAGCCGACTGCAAGCACCTTGCGTGTGGCCGAGGCCCTGATTCAAGCGGCCCCCAACGCCGTCACCGGCATGACCTTGCTGCGGGAATTGAGCGACGGCTTCCAGTACCGCGAGCAGCAAGACGGCATGGCGAAATGCACGCATTGCTCGGACGGCACGGTGGCGGAATGGGTGGACCCGGACGATCCCGAGGCCACGTATCAGGCCATCGACCTGCTGGACCCGGACCTGAAGGCCCGGCTCGTCAAGCAGACAGTTGCCTGTCCAGCGTGCGGCGGCAAGCGCGAAGTCCCCAGGATGGTCCGTATCGCTCGCGAGATTCCCTGCCCGAAGGACACCGCCCTGAAGATGCTCTTGGACGAGAACGAGGAAGTCGGGCGGCTGGTGATTTTCGCCGGCTTCACCGGCTCCGTGGATCGCATTGTCAAGCTGTGCCTCAAGGAAAAGTGGGACGTGGTGCGGTGCGACCAAGGGAACTTTCAAGTCTTTCGCGCCAAGAGTGACGGCCCGGAGGGCGCGCTGGCGACGGAGGAGGAGCCACTGGATTACTGGGCGAACATGGAGGGGCACGGCAAGGTCGCCTTCGTTGCGAACCCGGAGTCGGGCGGCATGAGCCTGACTTTGGTGGAGGCCCGCATGGCGGTGTACTGGTCCAACAGTTGGAAGCCGGAATACCGGGTCCAGTCGGAGGATCGAATCCATCGCAAAGGCATGGACGAAAACTTGGGATGCACCATCGTGGACCTGATCCACCTGCCGAGCGACAGCCGCGTGTTGGACGTGATTCGCGCCAACCGAAAGCTGGAGTTAATGACGATGGGCGAAATCCTCGAAGGCGTCGATTGGACGGATGCCGGCGCGGAGGGCGAAATGCTGGTGGAGGAAACGACATCGTGAATTGACCTGCGAACACCTTTCTAACCCCGTGGAGTTGCAGCAATGAAGTATGTGCTGTTGGTCCTTACCCTGGTCTCGCTGGCCGTGGCTCCGGCGCTCGCCGGTGTCCCCGATGACTTGCAGCGTGTGAGCGTCACCATCAAGGCAGGCCGCGCCCAAGGCTCCGGCACTCTCGTGACCCGACAGGTGGGCGACGATACCGTGACGTTCATCTGGACGGCCGCCCACGTCGTCGATGGCTTGCGCACCACGCGCACGGTCGTGACGCCGCAGGGCACGCCTCGCATCGTTGTCGAATACAAGGACGCCGAAATCATCCAGGAGCGGCAACAGGACGGCCGCCGGGTGGGCGAGGTCAAATACGACTGCAAGATCATTAAGGTCAGTGACGCCGACTACGGCGAAGACTTGGCGGTGCTCATGGTCCGCTGCAAAGGGGCCTATCCGCTCAATGTCTGCGCCAAGTTCCACAAAGACCCGAATTACATTCCGCCCATCGGCGTCGATTTGAGCCATTGCGGCAGCCTCTTGGGCCAGTTTGGGGCCAACAGCTACACCACGGGCGTGCTCTCCCAAGTGGGCCGCACGCTGCCGATGAAGGGTGCCAATGTCAAGGTCTTCGATCAGGTCACGACCGTCTCGTTTCCCGGCTCGTCTGGCGGCGGCATGTACCTGAAAGACAATGGCCTGTACATCGGCATGTTGACTCAGGGCGTGATGCAATTGCAGGGCTTCAACTTCATTGTCCCGGTGCGGCGCATCCATGCCTGGGCGAAGCAGTCGAAGATCGAGTGGGCCATCGACCCCACCGTACCGATGCCCAGCTTGAAGGAGATCGACGCGATCCCCGTGGAAGACGCCGGCCAATCGCCAGGCGGGTATCCCGACCGCAATCCGGCCGCCGGCCCCGACGAGCCGCCATCCTTCAAACCACCGTTCAACCTCGACAACGCCATCAACTGGGTCGAGCGACTGTTCACCCGCGCGGGGCGTCGGTCCTCTTGAGGCTATCCCTCTGTTCTGCCCCTTGTTCTGCCTCCCGTGACCGACAGCACTTGAGCCGGGTGGCGATGGGCAGCGCCACCCGGCCTCTCTGAGCCTCGACGCTATGGGACGACCGAATAGTTGGAAACGCACCACGCGGGCCTGTGACGCCCCGAAGCGAAAGAAGTGGTTTAAGCAGACCACGCATCGGAGGAACCGGCGAAAAGCCAAACAGAATCCCGAATCACAAGACAAGCGCCTGGATGCCTGGGCCTTCGATTGAGGAAACACCATGAAGCTGACCAAGAAGAAGGTTGAGAAGATCAAACAGGCCATCACGGGTGGCGTCACGCAGCCGGACATCGCCAAACGGTTTAAGGTCAGTCGCTCCATCGTGTCGGACATCGCCACAGGCCGTGTCCACAAGGACGTGGAATGGCCCGGTGGGGAAGCGCCGACACCCAAGCGGGCCGGCGGTCAGCACAAGAATATCCCGGACTACGACCCGACCGACAAGCGGATTCTGGAGTTGGAGGCCGAGATCGTTCACTTGACCGAGGAGCGGAACCGCGAGCGGCAGAAGGTCAAAGCCGGGGCGAAGATCGCCGGCCTCTTCAAGGCGGTGGTCGCGGAGATGGAACAGCGCATCAAGCCGTTCGACGCCCTACCGTCCATCTATCAACCCCGCCCCAAGGCACAGATTTCGGAGCATTGCGTCCTGCATCTGTCCGATTGCCACCATGACGCGGTGGTACGGCCAGAAGAGGTTGGTGGATTGGAAGAGCACAACTTCCCAATCTCTTGCGCCCGTGCCGAGCGGCTGGTGGATACAGTGATTGACTGGAGCCAAGACACGCTTGCTCCCAAGTTCCATTTCCCGGTGCTGTGGGTCTTGGCGTATGGCGATTTCACCAGTGGCGAGATTCATGGGGCGGCGGAACGCTCTTACTATCGGAATACGTTCCGCAACTGCCTTGCTATCGGTCAGTTGCACGCCCTGATGCTGCGAGATTTCGCGCCGCACTTCGAGCGGGTCAACGTCTTGTACCTCTCCGGGAACCACGGGCGGCGGACGCCCAAGAAAGAGTTTGCCGGCGCGCACAACAACTTCGACTATCTGGTGGCTGAGATCGCGCGGCTTCACTGTCGTGGCATTGAGAACATCAGTTTCCAGATTCCCGATGCGTGGTCGGCTAACGTCAACATTAACGGCGTCGGCTTCAACATCGCGCATGGTGACGACGTGCGAGGCAATCTGTCGATCCCGTTCTACGGGATGGTGCGACGGCAGAAAGGACTTGTGGCCCTCGGGGCGGCGGCCGGCACGCAACGCTGCCGCTACTTCGTCATGGGCCATCATCACGTCGCTTCGACGCTCTCGGACATCGACGGTGAGTTGTTGGTCAACGGGGCATGGGTGGGGACCGATGCCTATTCCTACAACTCGTTCAGTGGGTACAGGGAGCCGGCCCAATGGTTCCACGGCTGCAATCCCAAGTACGGGATTTCATGGAGGTTGAACGTCAAGTTGCGGCATGAGGCCGAGAAGAACGGCCCGAAGCGCTATTGCATCGACGGCGGCCGGGAGGTCGGGCCGTTGCGATGAAGGGAATCCCATTGACGAGGGGCAAAGAGGCCCTGGTGGACGACCAGGACTACGACTACCTGATGCAGTGGAAGTGGTCGTGTGGTAAGCGCGGCTAGCCCACCGCGGGAAGACCATGTATCTCGGCTTGTTTGACAGCAAGATCGAGGCAGCCCGAGCCTACAACGAAGCGGCCCCCAGGTACTTCGGTGAGTTTGCCGCGCTGAATCCCGTTTAGGAGATCAACATGCCAGTGCATCGAACCACAAGGAACGGCAAGCCGGCGTTTCAGTACGGCACCACAGGTGCCAAGTACACCTACAAGCCTGGCAATACAGCGAGCCGCGAGGCCGCCGAGAAGAAGGCCATCAAGCAGGCCCTTGCCATTGCGCGCCGCACGGGGAAGCCTGCCCACCTGTAGACCTGCGAGACGCTTATGACCTCATGCACCATCGAGCACCACCGGGACGGCGAGTGCATCGAGAAGTGGAACGTCACGGAGGAAATGATTCAACGTGACGGCGACAC